GTCCCACACCTTGGCGGTGCCGTGGTCCTGCCAGTTGCAGCGAATGTGCTCGGCCTTCTCCGAGCAGATCAGCGATAGCCCGGTGACGACATGGGTGAGACCATGGCGATCAATCATCGCCTCCAATTCATCGGTGATACCGGTCATCACGCCCTCCCGTACGAATCGCCCGAGGCGCCCCAGGCGGGCATCTCGGTCATGGTGATCGCGGTATCGTCGGACAGGCCATGGGCGCGGCGCCACTCCAGGCGCAGGCTGCGGGCGCGGTCCATCACGGTCTGGTACGAGTGGCGGCGGAAGGCCGGCGGATAGTCGGTGCCGCCCCATTCGCGGGCGGCGTGGATGGCGATCGCCTCGACGACGGTAATCATGTCGATCTCGCCGGTGTCCTGGTCGATCAGGCGATTCATGATGCTCATGTCAGACTTCCACGATCGCGTAGCGGGTGCCGTTGTCGATGATCTCCAGGCGTTGGCCGGGCTTAATCTCAGGCTCACCGAAGTGGATCTCTCCAGCGTCGTTTTTCTCCTGCGCCATCAACATGGCGTCCGACCAACTGTCGGCGCCCTGATTGAGGTAGTAATTCGCAGCATGGCTGCGGCTGACGAAGTGGCTGGTACCGATGCGGATCATTGTGTGATGCTCCAGAGCCCTAATGGCTCGACCCGGATGTTGTCTCACATCCGGGTCGCGAGGTCAAGTTGATGTTTACCAGAGACGACGCCGTGCCAACTCTCTACGCCCGGCCGTGGTGACCGCCAGGACGCGATAGGGCGAGATCCGGTGCAGCCGCGATTCTTCCACCCTGACGAGATCCAGCGCGACCAGATGCCGCGCCGCACGCTCGGTGCGGTCGCCCTCGGCGAGGATGATGCGCCATGGCAACTCCGAGCAGGCGTAGATGCGGTTGAGCAGGTGAACCGACAGCGATGGCAAATTCATGCGGGCGCCACGATTCGACAGGCAAGACCCGCCTCGACCTTCTGCTCCTCGGTCAGCCACAGGCCGCGCCGCTCCAGCTCGGCGAGGCAGTTGCGCTGGTCCTCACCGCGCTGGTGGATGCAGCGGATGATCAGGCACCAGGATGCCAGATAGCGAGGCTTTGTCAGCACCTCGCCGTCGATCTTGTAGCGGCGGCTACTCATACGACGTGCTCCGCGAGGGTCTCGATCTCGGCCAGCACCGCGCGCACCTTGAGGATGCGGTCGGCGTGCTCGCGCTGGGCGGCGTAGAAGGTCTGGTCGTGATCGCGGTAGGTCTGGTAGTCGCGGCCATGCGGGGCCGCGGCGTTGAGGGCGTCGACAGCGTGCTCCAGCGCGCGCTTGGCGTCGAGATACAGCTCCAGCAGGTCGGAGCGCTCGGTGCCGTTGAGGTTGATGACGGGCAACTGCATCAGCGCTCTCCCTTCTCGCGATTGTCGAGCTTCCCGTCGCAGGCCAAGGCATGCATGATCGCCTCGCCAAGCTTACGGGCGGCGTACTCGTAGTCGCCCTTATCGACCTGCTTGCCGTAGGTGACAACGAAGCGGTCCTTGCCGCGCTGGTCGAGATGGATTGGGTAATCCCCGTTCTCGTATGTGAAACAGCGCTTCATCACGCCACCTCCAGTCCGTCGTTCATGGCGCCGGCGACGATGTCGTCGATGTAGCGGTGCTCGACCACGATCGCGCCGCCCCAGCTCTGGGCGTCGGATGGAATGTGATCGGAGATCCAGTCGCGGCCTTCCTCGGTCTCGCCGCGCAGCAGGAAGATAGAACCGTGATTTTGGACAGAAAGATCGGGCATGTGATGCTCTCCAGAGCCCCAATGGCTCAGGCCCCGGTTGTCTCACGAACCGGGGCCGATGTCAACTGTCGGCTTACTCCGGCATCCCGCCGAAGTCCTCGGCCATCGCGGCCCAGCCCATCTTCTCGGCGCACACCGGGCCGATACCGGCGTGCTTCCACTTCGACTTCAGCGTCGCGTTACAGACGCAGCAGACCCCGGTGGTCTGGCCGTAGACCTTGGCCGCCTCGGCCGGGTTGGCGATGAAGGCGAGCACCTGCCGCTCCTGGTCCGACGAGCATTCGCGGGCGGCGAACAGCCGGCCGTTCTGGATCTTGCCCAGATAGGTGGTGCCGGCCTTGACGTAGAGCGCGCCGGGGTTCTTGCCGTCGGCCTTCGCCGGCGAGATGGTGACGCCCCCGATCGTGATCTTCGGCGTGCGCAGCGACAGACCCTTCTCAGCCGCATAGGCCTTTGCCTTGTCGAACGAGGCCTTGAGCCGGTCGATGCCGGCCGTATCGGCCAGCGGAGCCGCCTGGGCGCGCTGGGCGCGCTCGGTGGCCTTGGCGAGGTCCCGCGCGATGCAGCGCTCCACGGCCTCGCGCTGGCCCGTGGTGAGGTCGCCGTAGCGCACCACGGCCTCGTTCATCTTGGCCGCGAAGTCGAACTTGGCGCGGTTGGCGATGATCCATTCGGCAACCGTCTGATTCGCGGCGGCGAAGGCGGTCCAGGCATCCTGCTGCTTGCGCTCGGTGCGTACCGCGGCCTGCTGGCGGCTCTGCGCACGCTCCTCGGGCGAGGTCTTGAAGGTCTTCTGGGCGGCGCCCTTGCACTTGAAGCAGACGCCCCAGCGGGTCTGGCCGGTACCGCGGCAGCGCGCGCAGTTCTCGACCCAGCGCTGCTCGGCCGGCTTGTAGGCCGGGGCGGCAGGCGAGACAGTGCGGACGGTGGAGGTGGCGTTGGTGATGGCTTGGTCGAGATCGTCGGCGGGGAAGTCGATCATGGCGGATGCTCCCAGAGCCCCAATGGCTCGCAGGAACGCTTATCTCACGACTCGGGCGCTACGTCAACTGCCGGTTTACCGGAGCGCCTTCCTCAGCAGATCCTCGTCGGCATAGAGCAGCCGGGTGACCTTCTTGCCCGATTCGCGGCCCTTGCCGATGTCCTCGATCGCGGCGCGCAGGATGTCGTTGGCGGTCTTGGCCTTGCGAACGTGGTCGCGGTGGAAGTGGTAGTGGTGCATTTCGCTGACATCGGCGGTCGCGTTACCAGTCCGACGACGCAGGTCAGTCATCGCCATATTCCAGATCGCCTCCGGCTTGAACTGCATCAGTGTGGTGCCGTGCTGCTCCAGAACGCCAAGGACGCGACGCGGCTCCATCGATGATGCCGGGTGGTTCTCGCCAAGGAAGCCCTCTATGGCGGCCTGGGCGCGCTGCTTGCTGGCCACACTTACAAGCATCAGCCACCGGTTCTCGGTCAGGCTCCAGACATTCCACGGCATCGTTGGTCCTCTGGCTTGAAATAGGCCCCGGAAGGGCCGGGTGGGGCTGGGGGGATCCAGCCCTTCCGGGTTCAGGCCGGCGGCTTATGCCGCCTGCTTGATCTTAGCCATCTGCTCAGCCAGCACCCAGAGGGCGCGGTTGAGCTTGACGTCGCCGTCGACCGAGCGAACCGCCTGGGTGGTACGGCGGGTCTCGCGGCGGGTCTCCGGATTGACCTGAGTGTAGCTCAGGCCGCCCCGCATCACATTCTCCTGCACCCGGTTGAACGTCGTCCACAGGTCACCCGGAAGGTCTTCCGTACGCCGCGTCTGCAGCAATTGCTCCGGCCGCACCGCGTGCTCGTCCTCGAAGCGAAGGGCGCGCGCCGCGGTCGCCAGTGCCATCTGCTCGTCGCGGTTGAGCTGGAGGCTCTGGAATGTCTCGACGTGGGTGATAGCGTTCTGGGCCTGATTGAGCACCGTGTAGGCACCTTCGATCACCTTGTCGAGAATGTTTCCGGTGTGCGGCACGCGCACCTCGGTGGCCTCGCCGTCGAAGAAGATCGACCCGTTCTTGCAGGCGAAGCGGAAGAAACCGCCGAACATCTTCTCCGAGGTGGTGCCGTCGTGGCTGTTCAGCAGGCAGATCTCGTAGACGCTGCCGTTGATGTTGCGCACGGTGGTCTCGGAGCGGAAGCGGATCAGATGCTTCGTGAAGGCGCGCTTGCCCTCGTCCTTGGAGCCGGCCTGCAGGATGCTATGGGGATGGAAACCCTCCTTGGCGAGACCGCGCATCAGGTCGTGGGTGGAGATGTAGGTATAGCGGTCGGAGCGCGATTCGTGCTTGTCGCCGGCCATAACGCTCGGGCAGGCGCGGGCGATCGCATCGAGATCGAGCGGTAGACCATTACGGGAGGTCAGTTCGACCGCGCCCTTGCCGAACTTCGCGTGCTTGAAGGTGGATCCAATCTGCATGTTCATGAGTGATGCTCCTTGAGCCCTGATGGCTCGGTTGAAGTGGCCGAGTTGGGCGACGCAGGCCACGTCGTGACCAAGACCCTAACCGGGTCGCGCTGCGCCGCTCAACTCAGTGGTTGGCTTATCTCACGCCGCGCGATCTTTGTCAACGGTGTGTTTACTCGCCGCCTCGACGCGGGCCTGGATCTCGGCTTTCTGCTCCGGCGAATACAGGTGGCCGCGATATTTCAGGTCGAAGCGGTCGAGGATGTCCTGCGGCACATGGTGCTTCGGAGATCCAGGCGGGTTCGGCCGCAACGGGTTCTCCGGCTCCGGACCCCACATCTTTTTCCAGTTCCAGTTGTAGGACCACTGCAGCAGCGCATCGATCCAGTTCTGGCGGGTGGCGGTCTCCCAGAACGGCTTTGCCGAAGATGTTGCCGAAGATGTCGGCGCCGACACAAGCTCCGTATCCCACTCGCGCCCGTTGAACCATGTCGTCATGTGCGGGATCTTATCGTTAGGCCGGCCCTCGCGCTTCATCCTGGCCGCGAAAGCCGGGATAGCCGCGATCACGCGCGCGCGATTCTCCTCGTTCAGCATATTCCAGTAGTCGAACGCCTTCGGCTTTGAGCCCTCTCGCCGTGGGTATGCTTTCCAGACCTCTTCGAACTCCTCGGTATAGACGATCTTGGCATTGACGTCCTTCTTCGACCTCGCGCGCGGATTATTACTTCCTATTGAATCTATTCCTTTATTGGTGGACAACAGTGTCACTCTGGACGGCTCGTTTTGTCCATCTGGACGCTCGTTTTGTCCACCTGGAGGCGCCAGAGTGACAGATTGACCACCGGTGATCCGGTAGAGATTGTTGGCCTGTCGACCCGCCTCACTGCGCTGAGGGATGATCTCGATGAAGCCCATCTCGGCAAGCTCCTGAAGGCGGCGCTGCACCGTTCTCTTGGAGATGCAGGTCTCGACAGCGAGCGTCTCCATCGAGGGGAAACACTCCCAGGTCTCGGAGTTGGCATGGTGGCACAGAGCCTGGAGAAGGCACTTCAAGGTGGGGTTTTTGGTGTCCTGGCTTAGTGCCCAGGCGGTGGCTTGATAGCTCACAGCAGCCTCCCTCCGTTCTTGGCGTCAGGGATTTTTACCGTGGCCTCGCAATCGGATTTGTCTGAGCAATTGTAGTTGCGCATGACGCCGAGACCGCACTCCTTTTCCAGCTCATAAAGGCACCCTTCCACATCTTCGATCTCGATCCCGCACCATGCCGCGGCGTCTTCGAGCCGGAAGGTCATTTCGTCATCCATCCCGGCATAGTTGGCGAGATAAATCGCCAGCAGTTTGGACGCCGGCGCGATGCACGACTGCTCGGTGGCCCACATCAGGTGTTCAGTGCTCATGGCAAATACCTCTCCTGTCCGAGATCCCTGACCGCATTCATGCCAATGTCGCAGAACAATTCGACCGATCCGGTCGGCCCCATGCGCTGCTTCGCCACGATCGCAATCAGCTTGTTGTGGGCGGCCTCACACCGCTGAGACCATTGCAGATGCTCCTCGGTTCCTGGGGTGGGCTCGGAGGAGGCGAGATAGTAGGCCTCGCGATACAGGAAGATCACGGTGTCGGCGTCCTGCTCGATCGACCCCGAATCGCGCAGGTCAGCCAGGATCGGACGCTTGTCCTCGCGCTTCTCGACCTCGCGCGACAACTGCGACAGCAGGATGAAGACGCAATCCAGCTCCTTCGCCAGCGCCTTGCCGGCGCTCGTGATCTCCATGATCTCGTTGACGCGGTTGCCCTTGTAGCGGTCGGACGCCCTGATCAGGCCGAGATGGTCGACCGCCAGGATGTCCAGCTTGCCGTGCTTGCGCTTGTAGCGGCGCGCGCGGGTGGCGATCTGGCTCATGGTGAGGCCGGACTGCTCCTCGACATCGATCGGCAGCGCCGCGTTGACCTGGGCGGCCTCGCGGACATACTGGAACATGTTTTCGTGGAAATTTCCGTTCCGGAGATGGTTGTAGGGCAGCTTCGTCACCGGGAGGTCGAACAGATAGTCCGAGATCATGCGCTCGCCCAACTCGATCGCCGGCATCTCCTTCGAGAACACCAGGGAGCGATAATCGCGCTTGCCGGCCTGACGCAGCAGGTTGAGCAGCACCGCCGACTTTCCCATGCCTGGGCGCCCGGCCAGCAGCACGAGGTTTCCCCGCTGCAGTCCTCCCAGCTTGTGGTCGAGGTCGCGCAATCCGGTCGGGATGCCGACGATCTTGCTCTCGTTGGCATAGGCCGAGGCGATCGCGTCGACCGACCGCGTCATGACCTGGGCCATAGAGACCGCTGGGAGGGCCCAGGAGCCGCTGGAGGCGACGACGGTGTCCAGAGCCTCGATCGCTTCGGCAGCGAGCTGGGCGGCGTCCGTGGCCGCGTCAGGCGTCATCTGGATCGATATCTCGGCAATGCGGCGCCGGAGAGCGATCTCGCGGACGTGCTTGGCGTAGCCCAACGCGATGTCCGGCGGGAGCGCCTCCGCACCAAGACGGGCCATATAAACTCTGGTCTTGGTGCTGGTGTTAGGAACAGTTGGCGGCAAAAACGCTGGAACCGTCAGTAAACTGACAAGTTTACCCGCCTCGGTAAGCGTCGAGATAATCTCGTAGACCTGGATGTGGAAGGGATCATAGAAATGACCGGGATCAAGCACCGATGATACCTTAGCGAAGGCTTCCGGGCTAACCAGACACGACCCGAGAACTGCTTGCTCACTTGCTATATCGACAGGAGTCCATTCGTTTTTGATCTTATCCAACATGCGCCCACCGCTTCCCTAGCCTGATCCTCGAAATGGTTGTCTGCGAAACTCCGAATTCTTCGGCCAACTTCACCCCTGTGCCGACACCCCTAGGTCGAGATAAAATATCCCGCACCTGATCATCAGTGAGAGCGGAGAAACCATTCTCCTCCCCACGGAGGACGTATCGACGCCCTTTTGCATCCATGTCGGAAATATTGTCGGCTTGGGTGCCTAGAAAAAGATGCTCCGGGTTGAAGCAAGGCCGCACATCGCAAGAGTGCAGAACCGTCATTCCCACCGGGATCGGACCTCGATTTATTTGCCAAGAAGCGCGATGAACGCTGATGGCTCGATTCTGATATTTTAGTTTCCCGTACCCGTCATCATTGGTTGTGCCGCGCCATATCCAGCACCCCCGTTCAGAGACGTCGTGACCGACAACCCTCAGTCTTTCTTCAAGGGGAATGTCGTAGCGGCATTCACGCGAACAAAATCGCGCGCGATCCGCGCGAGACTTATGGATCTCAAATTGCTTCTGGCATCTCAGGCAGGATTTTACGATATTCATTGCCCCCACTTCCAAATTGGATCGGGGGCGTTGACGCATTTCCGCGAACCACATATCTTGTGGTTGGCAACGCGCCAGCCCCAATCGCTGTCTCGATTGGTTCTAAGGCCCCGGAGTTTCGCGACTCTGGGGCCTTCATCTTTATGGGCTCGCGCCCGATATGCGTCAATCCTGTGACGCAACCTTCCAGGAAATTCTCTTCACGCCAGCGTCGCCGCTGTGATCTCCGTCGAAAACGAACCACGCATACGGCACGTTGCTGCTCGCGCGCGGACCTTCCCAGCCGTCGCGATGCATCATCGGCAGTCTTTCGATGAACACCAGCACGCGCGCCAGATGCCCCTTGTCCAGGCACCACAGCCGCGCGCGCCCAGCCTCAGTTTTCTCATTTCCTGCCTCCAGGAACGCCAGCGGCAGCAGCGCGACGACGAACGGGCAGATCTGCAGCGCATGACGAACATGGAGCGCGGCCGAAGCAAACGGCGGGTTCATCACGATGCCCTCCACACCCTGTGGACAGCCTGTGGATTTCAGGAAGTTGCCCACAGCGTGCTGGTGCGGATAGCCGCGGTCGGCGATGTCGCTGCAGTAGACGGCATGGCCAGCGTCGAGCAGGATCTCGGAGATCGCCCCCTTGCCACAATGCGGCTCCCAGATGCCGTGGGGTAGCGTCACGTTCGCCAGCAGCGCCAGGGTGGCGACGGGAACGGTCTCGTACAGCTCCAGCCCGCGAGCCTCGGCGCTATGGCGTGACCGCACTCTCATCCGATTACGAGGTACTTTCGCGTCGGCATGTCGGGCCTGCGGTTCTGAAGCCAGCCATCCGGGCGGGGATCGCACAGGTCGCTGACGTTGAGGTCGTTGGCCTCCAGCAGGCGGTTCTCCGAATACTGCGGAACGGCCACCGGAAGATCCGGCGGAAGCCCTTGCAGCAACGTGATAAGCCCCTCAACTGTTATCTCGCGCATCCCACCTCCAAACGTCGATCACCAGCCGCGGCCGATCGCTATAGACCTTGATCGCCTGCATCGAGACAATCTGGGCGTCGCTACGCCAGATGATCGGCCTTTTTTCCCGGTCACCCTTGAACCGTGGCGGGTGATAATTCAGCCCGTCGAGCATCTTGACGAGGTTATCTACGTCCGGAACTGACGTAGGCATGATGTCGCCGGCCAGCGCCGATTCACGCTTCTTGCGGCTGAAACTTTGTGGGATCGGCATGAACGCGCGCACCACGACCGACAGTGCCTCATCCAGCGCAGGGCGCCCCTTCATAGCGGCGATGCCCGCGGCCTTTAGGGCGTTCTCATAGTCGCGGGTTTTTTTGTCGGTGAAGATGGTGGCAAATTCGCCAATCACACGAGTTCGGGGCCGCCCTTTCCCACGGGGCGGCCCCATCAGTGTGATGCTTGCGACAGGCTCGGTCACGTCAGTTCGGCTTGGCCTGTTGCTGCTTCTGGGCCTCGAACTCTTTCCGCGTCATGGCGACACCGGAGGCGGGAGCATCGAACGCCTTGGCGTCCTCGGCCTGGGCGGCCTCGCGCTCGGCCCTCTTGATCAGCTTGGCCTTTTCGTCGGCCTCGACCTCGGGGTGGAGCTTCTTGAACCCCTTGGAGAGGATCTCTTGGCCATGATGCCAGCCCGCGGCGAAGGTGCGATATTGCTCGGTCTCCTGCGCATAATCGCACTTCAGGGAGATGCCCTGCATCGCCTGGGACTTGCCCTCCTCATAGGCCCGGTCGACCGCCGGAACCCGCGCATCCTGCTCGAACATGTCGAGCTGCGCGCCGAGGTCCATGCCGAGCCAGCGAGCGATCCGCAGCGAGCGCTGGATCGCGGCTTTCTTCACCTTCTCGCCCTCGTGGCCCTGCATCTTGAAGGCCTCGTCGAAGTCGGACTTGGCGAAGCCGTCGGCCTTGGCCTGCTTGTAGGCATTCCTGAGCGCGGCGACCGCAGCATCCTTGTCGGCGTTCAGCTTGGCGATCTTCGGCAGAGCCTGGAGAAACAGCGCCCGATCCTGGTCATCGTTGCTGGCGCGCGGGGCGTTCTTCGGCGCCTTGGGCGCCTTCTCTTTTGGTGCGTCAGATTTGGACGCATCGGCCTTGACGGTGTCGGCCTTCGGCGCCTTCGCGGCACGGGCTTCGGCCTTGTTGGCCTTCTCCCGGATCTCTTCAGCTATTTGGGACTGCGATTTAGCGTTCTTGCGGGGTGCCATCTTGGCGGTTCTCCGGTTGGGGTTAGGAATCGAAGTGCCCGGCCGACGCATCACCAATCGGCCGGGCACGCATAGACCACCCCGCTGGGGCACCGGGTGGCCGATTACGCAAACAACGAAGGCAGGATATACTCGCGCGGCAGGCCCGTCAGCTTGGAAAGATCGCCCACATAGTGGGGCGGCACCTTCTTCCACCGGGTCAGGTTCTGCTTCTTGATGCCAAGATGCCGGGCGATTTCCGCCTTGGTGGTCTTGGTCAGGAGGAGGGCGAGGCCTTCCTCGTCGGTTCGGGGGCGATTTTTGCTCATGGTGACGGCACCGTAATCTTGTTGTTGACCGTCGTCAAGAGTCGAGGTATAAGCCGGGTGTTTACTGATCGAGCCACAGGGGCTCTGGAGCATCACCAGTGAAGCAATCAGCCATCACCGCCGCCTACGAGTTTTCCGGCATCGTCACGATCGCCGCACTGTTCGTCGCCTACTGGGTCATCACGCCATGAAGCGCAATATTGGCGGATCGCTCCTCCCATCGAACGAGCCTCGGATCCTCAGAGCGGTTGAGACGCCCTTCGGCGTTCTCCAAGTTCGGGCATTGCCTGAACTCGATACCCACGCTCTGTTTCACAGATACCAGGAGACCACAGCCTATCCCGGCGGGGAAACGATGCTGGCAATGCACCCCAATGGATATTCTTGCTACGCGCTCTTGGAGCGGATGGTGGCGAAGGATGTAACGGGGGTAGTCGAACAGGCCAAATACATCTTGGCCTGCGGCGGCCTCACTCGGCACTTCGATCACATCGTCGGGTCCATGGCCCTCAATTCAACCGAAGGAAATTAACATGCCTCTCGACACCCCCATCACCCCGCGCTCGGTCCCCGGTTCCAACGAGGCGCCGGACTACGCCGCGCAGGTCACCGAGCGCATCGCCTCGGAATATATCGGCCTGACCAACACGCTGGCCGAGCTGCTCGACGAAGCCCGCGACATGCCGAAGGAGGTGAAGTCGGACGCCGACGCCCTCATGCTCGGTGCGCTGATCAAGCGGATGCGCGACCTCGATAGCCGCACCGAGGCGGTGCGGGTGCTGGAGAAGGAGCCCTATCTACGCGGCTCCGACGCCGTCGATTCGTTCTTCTTCGGCATGCGCGACAAGATCGGCCGCCGCAACAAGAACGACCGCAAGGCCGCCGCCGGCGCCACCGACATCCTGCAGGCCCGCATCAATGCCTACCAGGAGCAGAAGCTGGCCGAGGAGAAGGCCCGCCGCGATGCCGAGGAGCGCGCCGCGCGCGTCGCTGCCCTAGCTGCGGCGGCTGAAGCCGAGCGCATCGCCAAGGAGGCTGCGGAGAAGGCCGCGGCAGCCGAGCGCGCCCGCAAGGCCGAGAACATCGCTGCCCGCGCCAAGGAGGCCGAGGAACTGGAGCAGAAGGCCGCGATCGCCAAGACCCAGGCCGAGCAGGCACTGGAGAAGGCCGAGGACGCCCGCATCGCCACCCTGGCCAAGCCGGCCGACATGACCCGGCTGCGCGGCACCGTCGAGTCCGGCGGCGGCGTCCTGCTCACCACCAAGCAGGAGCCCTTCGCGATCATGACCGATCGCTACAAGCTCGACATGACCAAGCTGCTGCCGTTCTTCACGGACGCGGAGATCGAGAAGGCGCTGCGCCAGTGGGCCAAGACGACTGGGTTTAGGGAGAAGATGGAGGGCGCCGAGATCGGGTTCCGAAACCAGGGCGTTACTCGATGAGCAAGGAGATCGGCCCCCGCGAGCGAGCCCTGCGCGAACAGCGCGAGGCCGCCTATGAAGCGAACCAGCAGCGGATGCGCGAGCAGTCCAAGGCCGAGAAGCTGGCCGGGCTTAAGGATCGCGTCACCGAGGCGGCGAAGAAGACCGGGAAATCACGAAAGGCGAAGAAGTGAAGCGTTCTTATTGCGCATCGACCTCAAACAAATTTTTCCCGCGCGTCTATGGCACGCTAGAAGAACGTTTTTGGTCAAAGGTTTGTCCCGAACCCAATACCGGATGCTGGCTTTGGGCCGGGGACGACAATGGCCGGTACGGCAACATCGGGGTCTATACTGACGGGAAGTCCAGCCGAGTACTTGCGCACATATTTTCCTACGAGCTTCACAAAGGACCCATCCCTTCTGACCTTCAAATCGACCATGAGTGCCGCGTCAAGCTGTGCGTGAACCCAGACCATCTGCGAGTTAGAACTTCGCGT